GAAAAACAAAGAAATAAAAGAAAAAGTTTACAAAGATTACTGCGATCATTTAGCCAAAGGGAAAATGGCCAGATCTTGGTGCTATAACAAAGACGGCATCCAACTTACATACGAAAGTATGGAAAGGTACATCAGAGAGGATGAAGACCTCGATCCCGCAAAGAAGAAATTAGCAGTAATTGAGGGTCTTAAGATCTGGGAAGGGCATTGCGAGGATGGTGCTTTATGCCATCGTGAAGTCAATACAGCCTGCCTTCAAATGGTCATGAGAAACAAATTTGGATGGGATAAAGTAGAGAAAGAAGAACAGAAAGATCCGAATATCATAGTTGAGCGTAAAAAACCGGATGAGAGTTAGCATTCCTTATGAGCCTTATTGGTATCAGGAAGATTTCGAAAAAGGAATGGCAACAAAGAAAAGAGGCGTTCTTTGTTGGGCTCGACGACACGGCAAAGACATCGCATGCTGGAATTATCTAATCTTAGAGGCTCTCTCTAAAAAGGGTATTTACTACGTCATATTCCCTGAGTATTCCCAAGCTAGAAAAGTGCTTTGGGATGGTATTACAGAAAGCGGCCTTCCTTTCATTGATTTTTTGCCAAGAGAAGTAATAGCAAAGCGTCTCAATCATGAGATGAAGCTATTTTTAGTAAATGGCTCAATCATTCAAATAGTCGGATCAGATAACTACAATGCTATCCGAGGGACAAACCCAACAGGAGTCATACTATCTGAGTATGCATATCAAAATCCTGCTGTATGGACACTCGTCTTAGATCCTATCTTGAGTAAGAACAAAGGATGGGCTGTCTTTAATTCAACACCTCAAGGCAAAAACCATTTCTTTGATCTATATAACTACGCTGAAGCTAATCCCGATGAGTTCTTCGTAAGCAGAATAACCAATGACGATACCAACTTTGTTCCAGAAAAAGAGCTTCAAAAGAAGCGTGAGCAGGGCATATCTGAAGAGTTTATTGAGCAAGAGTATCGCTGCTCCTTTGAGATTGGCGTTCGTGGTTCTTATTATGGTAAATTAGTAAGAGATATGTATAAGGAAGGTCGCATAGGACACGTTCCTTACGACAAAAACCTTCTCGTTTACACAGCATGGGATCTTGGCTTTTCAGATTCTATGTCTATCATATTTTATCAGAAAAGAGGCAACGAGATTCTTATTATCGATTTCTATGAAAATCGAGGATATCAGCTCTCACACTATGCCGATGTGGTGATAAGCAAGAAATACAACTACGGCAAGCACTTTGCCCCACATGATGCCAAAGCGCATGATCGCACGGGAAATACCTTCGTGCAAATAGCTCGCCAAATGGGGTTGAACTTTACTGTTCTAGACAGACAACTCTCTGTTTTAGAAGGAATCGAGAAGGTTCGAGGATCATTTCCTCGCCTCTTTATCGATAAAAACAATTGCGATTTCTTCATCCGCTGTTTACTCCAATATCACGCTGATTACGATGAGAAAACACAGATATACAGAAATGTGCCAAAACATGATTGGAGTAGTCATGCGGCAGATGCTCTTCGAGGATTAATTCAATCTTTAGATCATTTATCTCTTTCTGGAATGTCTAAAGAAAAACTTGATCGACTTAAACAAGAGAGCGCGGTTATAAGTTATTATTGAATGTAAGAGGAAAAGAACATGTCAGCTTATTCATTACGAGGCACAGAAGAATATTTCGTAGACGACGACAAGCATATATTAAGCCGGATGCGAGCGATTTATGATCAAGTCTCTCCTATTACGCAAGCGAGGTGGGTGCAACAATCCATAGATGAGCGCTTTTATGCAGGCGATCAGTCTCTCTGGCAAGAAATATACTCACAAATACCAGCTCACCGCAGAAAGCAATTCAGTTTCAATAAGATTAAGCGAATTGTGAATATGATCTCAGGATATCAAAGACAAAACAGAAAGTCTTTGGTGGCAACCCCGATCGAAAATTCTGATCAGAAAACATGTGATCAATTTTCCAAGCTTCTCATTTGGGCAAATAACCAAGCTAATGTTCTCAATATTCTATCTGATGCTTTCTTGGGATCTCTTGTTACAGGGATGAATCTTCTTTCAGTCTGGATGGATTACAGAGAAGACCCATTCTCAGGAGACATTCGCGTGGACAATATGAGCTATAACGGTTACATAATTGATCCTTATTTCAAAAAGCATGATCTTTCCGACTGCAACTATATTTGGACTCGCAAGTTCCTTTCTAAAAAACAAATTGCATCGTTAATGCCCGATAGAGAAGATGAAATTTCTAAAATGAGGGCTGATACATCAAGAGATGGATATTTTAATTTTCTTCCTGAAAACTACAACCTGTCACAACGAGACCTTCTTCCTTATGATGAATTCTGGTACTTGGATTACCGTGACGCGACCATATTAGTTGATCCAGAAACAGAAGAAGTTTTGGAATGGAAAGGAGATGATGAGAATCTAAAGCTCTTTTTAAGACGTTTTCCGACTTTGCGCAAGCAAAAGATCCAAAAGCAGACATGCAAGCTTGCAATTGCAGTAAATAATCGTATCTTTTACAACGGCAAAAACCCATTCAAAATCGACAAATATCCTTTCGTTCCTGTTTTGGCGTACTATCAGCCAGAACTCCCCTATTATGAATGGAGAATTCAAGGTGTTGTCAGAAATCTCAGAGATTCTCAATTTATTTTGAATCGGCGCCAGCAGATCTTACTCGATATTCTAGAGAGTCAGATCAATTCAGGACTCAAAGTAATGGAAGATTCTCTAATCGATGATAGAGATGCTTTCAAATCAGGTCAGGGGCAAGCTCTTTTCATTAAGAAAGATGCTCCTTTAGGTATGGAGTCAGTACAAAAGATTCCTCCGGGCGATGTATCTCCTTCAATGATTCAGGTCATAGATCAGATGGATAAAAACATGATGCAAATTAGCGGTGTCAACGAGGAGCTGCTAGGTTCTGCTGAAGATGACAAAGCTGGCATTCTTTCTATGCTTCGCCAGGGCGCTGGGTTGACAACACTTCAAAATCTGTTTGATCAGCTTGATGAGTCTATGAAGAATCTTGGGCGTCTTGAGATGGATCTCATTCAAAATAATTTCACACCAGCCAAAGTGAAGAGAATTATTGAGCAAGAGCCCACTAATCAATTCTATAATCATTCATTTCAAAAATATGATTGTGAGATTGTTGAGGGATCTAACACCCCAACTCAAAGAATGATGTCGTTTAAGCAAGCTCTTCATCTTAGAGAGCTCGGGCTGCCTGTTCCCACGGAATTTCTCATTGAAATGTCATCTTTCCAAAACAAAGCAGAAATGGTTGAGCAAATTAAAGCTCAAGAGCAACAACAAGCTCAGCAACAACAACAAATGCAGGCTCTTCAAATGGCAGAGCTCCAAGCTAAATCAGATCTTGCACAGTCTAGGGCCATGGCTGATCGCGGTTTGGCAGCTGAGAGAGTTTCTCGTGTTAATGAAAACGAATCTCTCTCTGTTGAGCGTCGCGCACAAGCAGCATTAGATGAGATCAAAGCTGTTAAAGAACTTCAAGGTTTGAATTTGGATCAAATCGAGCAGATGATGGGCATTTTGAATACTGTTAAGGAATCTCAGGATATAAAAACTGAGCAGCTTGATCCAGTTAAGACTCAACAACCTAAAATGTCGCCACAAAACTTACAACAAAATATATAGTGAGAAGGCAATGAAAAAATATATAAAGAAGTTTTTGAATGGTTTGGCTAAGCTTTTTCTAATTTCCGAAGAAAAAACAACCACAGAAGAAGAAAAAATTGAACCAATCGAAGGATCTTCAGAAGCGACAGATACCTATTTTAGAAAGCTTTATCAAGATGATGAATATCCTGTAGAGCCCAAAAAATCGCCAAAAAAACCGACTAAGAAAAAGAAAAAACATGAAAAAAACTAAAGAAATTTTTAAAAAAACTGTCAAGCATCTCAAAGAAGACATTCTTGGTTACAAGAAAAACATTAAAAAGGGCCCGAAAACCAAGAAAGAACTTAAGGAAGAAATCAAAGAAGATGAGAAACTGATTAAGGAAATCAAAAAAACCAAAAAAGCTAAAAATCCTACTAAAAAATGTTCGAAGAAGAAGTAGTCTCTTGGAATAAAAAGATAATAGACGATCATCCCCTTCTATATTCTTACTATATTCCTTTTGAATGCAATATTGGCTGGAAGCAAATCATTACAGATCTGTCCGATAAATTAGAGAACGTAATCAAAAACAATGATTGGAATGGCATCGGCGTTCCTTTTGCAATTCAAGTTAAAGAAAAGTTTGGCGGCCTGCGTTTTTACATGACATGCAGTACAAAAGAAATGGATGATCTCATTCATCAAGCAGAAGTTAAATCTTTTAATATATGTGAGTTCTGTGGAAGATCGGGTAAACTCAGAAAAGAAAGTGGCTGGTTGAGCACTTTGTGCGAGGAGCATTTTAAGCTTACAAAGGGATCGGAGGGATCATAAAATAGAGGACTAGCAAATGAAAAAACAAAGTAAGAAATCAAAAAAAGATGAGTCGTTGGCAGCCAAAAGAAGGGCTAAAGGCGAATCCCCTGTTAAATATTCTAGAAAAGCACGACCGAAGATAAAGAAAGTAATGGATGAATGGAAAGAGGGCGAACTCCGTTCAGGTAGCAAAAAAGGTCCTATAGTCAAATCTCAAAAGCAAGCTATAGCGATTGCTCTCTCAGAAGCGCGCAAAAAGGGATATAAAATCCCGAAAAAACCTAAAAAGAAGTAGCATAGAAATGGACTGGGGGTTCTCGGTCGGCGTTTAACCTCGGCTTCAGTCGGGGTTTTTTGTTTTAATGGTCTCTATGATTTTCTTAAAAGGCAAAAATAATGAACGAATGGTATGATGTTTCGGAAAAAATGCCTCCGGTAGGAGCTTCAATCCTAGCCGAATTGGCTGGATGTAAAGTTGCTCGTTTCATTTTCATGACAGTGCGAGAAGGAGAAGGTTTGAATCATATCAAAAGATGGAAGTATCTTGAACAGTATGTCGTTTGCGATCAATGTGAAAACAGAATCTCATTCGACGACATATATTTTTATTGGTACTATTGCGATGTATGTGGATATACATTTGATATAAAAGAGGAGAAATGAAATGAGTCCTAAAAGGTTTTGGCTTATATTGATCGCTATGTTTTGTGTCACAAGCTGCACATATACAATAACTATGGTTCATTCTCAAGGGACAGCAAAGGATGTTGTTGATACAACCTCATCTCCAACGGCTGACACGGAAGCTTCCATCCCTTTAGATTTAAAATAATAATTTATCAAAAATTCTTATTTTTTGAAAAAATGGAGATATTTCAAGAATGAAGAAGCTATATTTTAGATATGGATCGATAATGAGTGGCAAAACGATCCATTTAATGAACGCATGCCTTAATTATTTTCATGAATACAAGAAAACTCTTGTCATGAAGCCCTATATTCCAACTGCAACAGAAAAATGGAATACAGAAATAACTTCCCGCATGAGTTATAGGCTACCAGTTAATACCTCAATCGCTGAAGATACCGATCTTTTGAGTCTAGATTATTCTGATGTATG